CCAACCCGGCGCATCAACGTGGTGACGCCCTTGGAGTTTTTGCCGACAAACGTGCCCGGATATTTACGGCCCCTGAAAGACGCGCCGCCCGCACCATTCACAGGCCGATCCTTGAAAGCCGAGGCAGAAACATCGTTCATGCCAAACCACATCCGCACCGACCCCAAGGCCCCGTCCTTTTTGAAACTAAAGCCCTGCAGCCTCCGCCCGATCGCACCCGCCGAGCGCAACCCCAGCCGGATCCGCAGCTGCTTGCGCGTCGAGGTTTTCAGAGCAGACGCCGTCCGACGCAGCGCACGAGAATAGGCCTGTGCCAGCTGGCGCTCGGTGGCCCCAAACTCCTGCGCAATTTTCGAGATTTGACCAGTGTCGAAATCAAACGCAAGCATGGCACTAAGCCCTCGGCGAAAGTTTCAGGATTGCCATGCCCGCGCCATCCGACTGCGGAGCCGACAGGATATCAAAGGTGGTTCCGTCCACCACCACAGTGTCGCCGCGCGCCACACCCGGCACATCCGACAGCTTGCAGGTCAGGCGAGGCTGCGAGGTTTCGAGATTGTACTCGCCCAGCTGCGCATCGAGGAACGGATCGTCGAACAGCGCAGAGAACGAAAGAGAACCGCCTCCCTTCAAAGTGACGATCACCCGCGTGGCGAAATCATCAGTCTGAAGGAAGGCGTCCAAGTTTTCCCAAGCCGGTGACGACACGTCAATCGGCCAGTTTTTCCGGCTTCACAGACGCAGCACGGCGCTGGCGCTTGCCGGTGTCGGGCTCGTCGTCGCCATCATCTTCTGCCGCATCAATGCTGACACCCTCGGCGAGCTTGACCTTTTCACGCCGCAAAAGGTTTTTTGCGAGCTTCACATCGACCATAACCTCATTGGGTTTGGCCGAAGTGCCTGCACTCACGATTTTGCCATTCAGCGCAAAAGCCGACAGAACCGCCACCTTGATTTTTTTAGACATTGCCGATCTCCAAGTTTCAAGAAAAAGCGACGGACCAAAAGGCCCGCCGATGTGCCAAAATTAGGCGGTGGCGTCCGAGCCGTAGGTGAAGCTCTCGACGTTGCGCAGCACGAAATCAACGTCCTGCATGGTCACGACGCGCAGACGGCCCCGCTTGCTTTCGGAATAGGGATCGACCGTGATATCCAACCCGCCCCACATGCCGACCAGCATGTCGGCGAAGTTACCAAAGAACAGATCACCCGCCGCAACCTGGTTGGTGACCTCCGCGCCGTAGCCGTTGACCGTCCCGCCCTCTTCCCAGATGGGCGAGCCATTGGTGCCCGAGAACTTCTGCGTGGATTTGAAATGGCCCCGCATGCGCGAGTTGAACACATAGGCCATGGAATTGACGTCCGCGTTATCCGCCGCAACCTCTGTCTCCATGGCGACGGTTTCAAGATAGGAGGGCATGGCAGATCCACCAGCGCCAGCACCGGACCCGCCAAAATCAACCGCGTTGATTCCGGCATAGTTTTTGATGCCAAGCGGATTTGCACCGACACCAGTGCCGTAGAAACCAGCAAGGTCGATGGTCAGCCCGAGAGCCGAGGCCAGATCACGACGCACCAGCATCTCCACATCAAGCGACGACTGCTTCAACAGCTTGCGCGTGATTTCGGAATAAGCCGCAACGGTTTTCGGCGACATGGAGCGCTGGCCCATATCCTGACCGCTCTCGGTGGCCTCGTCGTCCTCACCGATCCAGTAACCCGACGCCCCGCCCTCTTGCGTGGGAATGTCGACATTGCCGACCAGACCGCCCAGAGGCGTGGCCAGGCGCAGCAAAACCGCCTTATTGCGCAGCATATCAATGAACGATTGCGACATCAGCTGCGTGGCGATCGAGTAACCACCAGTATCGCCGGTGGTAGTGCCGGAGGTGGCTGAATTCAGCGAGCGCGTCAAAACGTCCGGAGGCACGATCAGGCCCTCGGTCTCTTTGCCCGCGCGCTTTGCCGCTGCATCCGACGCCTCAAACTCAAAAGCCGCTGCCTCACGTGCCGCACGGCTGGTCGGGTTTGCCAAGGCACGAATGGCCTTCACAAAGGAATAGCGGCCCACCTCGGAATCCGACAAGCCGATATCAGCGTCCTCGCCCAAAGGCTTCTGGGACCGCGCACCGTTCATGTGCTCCAGCAAGGCCGCGCGGAACTGGTCGACGGTTTGGCCGCTGCGAACCGCATCCCGCGCCAAATCCTCGGACCCGTAGGTCTCGCCCATTTCCATCAAGGCGCGAGCGCGACCCTGCTCCTGCTCGGTGGCCGCACGGCGCGAGGCCAGAACGTCCTCACCGGCGCGCTCGAGGACTTCCAGCACCTCAACAATTTTGCCATCTTCATCGACCTTCGCCCGAACCAGATCGCCCTTCGAATCACGCAAGATAGTAGTTTTCATTTCGCCACTCCGTTTAGGCGTTACAACATCAGGCACCCCGCCCGCATTGGCAGCACTATCACCAGCGCCGCCCTCGGTTTCCTCTGGCGGTTTCCCCTTGGACCGACCAACCCCCACAGAAGGATCAGCAGGCACCGAAACCATGGAAATCTCAAAGGGCTCCCAATCGACCACCCGAACCTCGTCGACCTCGCCCTTGGTCTCCGTGTATTCAATTTTGTGGACCTGATAGCCCACCGAAACATGACGCCGGATGCCGTCGACAACGTCGCGGAAGATTTCCTCCGCCCGCGCCGACTTGCCAAAGCGCACGACCGCGCGCCCGATCCGATCCGCGTCGATCCGCGCGCTTTCAACCACCCCGATCTGGTCGCGGGAATCGTGATCCGCCAACAGCGCGCCGCCGTTCATAAGGCGATCCATCCGAACCGCGCTCGCCTCATGCACCAGCACCTCGGAGCCAAACCAGCGCTCGACCGGCAGCTCGGACGAAAACGACAGCTCCACCGTGCGCGCACCTTCATCAAAGGACCGAACCTCGGCCTGCCGAGCAAGCTGGCCCGCGCCCCGGTTTTGGTTGATCTGCTGCGCCGTCACCGCGCGCGTGAAGCATTGACCAATCAGATCGCCTGCCAGCGCATTAAGCCTCGTCGTTTTCATCGTTTTCGTCCTTTCCTGCGCCCTCGGTTTTCACCGGCACACCACCACCACCACCGACGCCCGCCAGCTCGCCGCCGATCGCCTTTTGAATAAGCCAATCAGGAATACCCGCCGCCGACATTTCCTTGATATCGCTGGCAACCTCCCGCCAAACCGCGCGCGGATCACGACCGCGATCGCGGATGATCTGACCCGGCGAGGCGAACAAGTTGTCCTTGGAGGCCACCGCCGCCTTGACGTCCGCGTTGGGATCAATCCAATCCCAGCGCCGCGCCTGCCAGCTGACCACCCGGTGATCGTTCAAAGACTGCGCAGGAATGACGCCGCGCCCTTTGACCTTCACACGACCGGCCAGCAAAGCGCGTGGCAGCCAAAGGCTGTAAAGGCGCTCCATCAGCGTCTCCACCAGCCATTCCTGCATTTCCTTCCAGAATTCACGCTCGTCCAGCGTGCCCTGCCGGATCGAGGAATAACTGACGCCCTCAAGATCATGCGCCAGGTTATTGTAGAGCACGCCCATGCCTGCCGAAGCACCGCGCAGCATGGATTTGTGGAAGGCCGAAAACTCACCAGCCGGATATTGCGGATCGTTCACCTTGGCCTTCAGGCCCGGAGGCAGCTCCTGCCAGACACCCGGCTCCGCCAAAACCTCGATCTCGTCCTCAAGATCATCGTCCTGCGGCCCGAAACCTTCATCCCACTCCAAAAAGCCGCCCTTGGCAGCCCCGGCCCGCGCATTGACCAGCGCCGCCTTTTCAAACCCGCCCAGCATCCCAAGCCGCCAAAGGCTGGTCGAAGCCCAGGGCAGGCCGCGCTTTTGGCCCACCAACTCCTCAAGAAATCCATGGATCATGAACTCGGCAGGCACCCGCGTGTAATCGCGACCGGCAAAGGCGTACTCCACGGAATCCCAATCGGACGCAGGGAACAGATAAAAGATTGGCCGGCCAAACTTGTTGAACTCAATGCCCTGCCGAATGTAGCGCCCGTCCGACAGACCAACCTCGTTGAGATCAACAGGACAGCGCTGCGGATCCAGCACCTGCAGCGCAAAGCCCCACGGCCCAGCATCACGGCCCGTCACGACACGGATCATGAACTCGCCGTCCTGCGCAGCACTGGTGATCGCCAAGCGCTGAATGGCCCAGAGCGACCGCTTGCCCGTGACGTCACTATTGGCAGGCTTTGACCATTCGGCCCATGCCGCCTCAAAAGCCTCGTTCACATCAGTGTCGAGCTGACCCGCAGCATCGCGAGATTGCGCCTGCATCTGGACCCCGCGCGGCCCCACGATGTTCTGGCGACATTTGCGCAGGAACGCCTTGCAATAGTCGTTGTTGGCGGTTTGTTCACGCGAGCGCGCCACAAGTGCGCGCTGATTGCGCACCACCACCTGATCCGCCGTCAAAGGCGTGGTGGTCCAGCTGGCCGTCAACCGATCAGTGGAACCCGCATCATAAAGCCGCGTCAGCGTGCGACCCGTCGCAGGCCCGCCCCGACGCGACACTTTCGGCACGCTGCTGGCCACAAACGGCACCGAAGGCTCCGCGCGCCCTGCGCTTTTCTTTCGCCCAAAACCAAACATCTAGAACTCCGTGAGAAGGCGACGGCCCGTCAACGAGCGCCCCCGTTTTCCTGCCTTGACAGATTGAACCTGCGCCCGGTACGTCGCGCGCAGTTTCAGCAGATCCGCGATAGGCGTGCGCGCGAGCTGCCGGTTGTTGATTTGGTAGGATTGCTGGTCAATGGTCGCGCGGTTTTCAATCACAGCCTCGATCGAGGCCAAGACCTTTTCAGCATGCGAGCGCGCGTCATAAGAAACATCCGCCGCCGCAAGATCAGCGACCACAGTGCAGCGCCCCTCCTCGACCAGATGCACATCATCAACCGACGCCGCGCGCAGCTCGTACCAATAAGGCCCAGGCAGCCAAAGCGCCGTCTCGGCCGCAGTGGCAATGATTTGATGCGAACCCCCATCCGCGACCGAAGCGAAGTCCATCTTGCCCGCGCCGCGCAGGATCAAGAGCAGCGACCACTCCGGAGCCGGAAATGCCGTCAAGGTCAGGCCCATCTTAAGCGGAAACCCAGCCCTGATATTTTGGAGAATTTGATCGTCCATGCGCCCCTACCAAGAATTGACCCAGCCCGCCGCGCGTTTTCGCGTGGTGCGCCGCCGACGTTTGGGCACACCTTCGCCGCCTTTGGCCTCTGCATCCTCTGGCGGTTTCCCCTTTTTGGGAGGCACCGACGCCGCTGCCTCGCGCGGCACCACCGGCGCGATTACCTCGTCGGGATCCGGAACAAGCCGATCGACCAGCCGCTTGATGCTGGGATTAAGGATTTTCAAAGCCGCAAAGGCATAGACCCGACAGTCAAACGCCTCGTTGCGCTCGCGGGTTTTATACCACTCCCTGACCTGAAACCCCTTGATCAACCGCGTGCGCAGCTTTTCCGCCGTGACTTGCAAAAACCAATCCGGCGCGCGCGTGTCGGGCACATGGCAATACCCCGGCCCCGGATCCTGAATGTCCAACCGACGCATGACGATCAGCTTGGCCTCGTCCACCCCAATCGTGAACAAGCTGACAGACCGCGCCCGCCGCTGGCGCTTTTTGGTGGGAGCCGACACGACAGGACGGCCCCAACCGCCAACACCCTTGATTGCAAACACCCGCCGCCCCAATTTGCCACGTGCATAATCGTAGGCCGAAGAAGTCAGACCGCCGTCGCCCCCGGTGTCGAGACAAGCCGCAGCAATGGGCAGCTGCGCCCCACTTTGGTGCAAGAATGTCTCCGAAAGCAAAGCGTCCAGATCGGCCCAGACATCAGGCAGCATAGGATCACCCCACAGAACCCGGTAATCGACAGACCAGCTCTCCTCACCCAAGCCCCAGCCAACCACCTCGACCTCAAGGCGATCACGCTGCATATCGACCCCGGCAGTCAGCAGCGCCGCGCCCTGCGGTACCGCAGCCGAGAAGGCCCGCGCCCGCGCCATAAGCGGAGCCGCCTCGACCTGATCGCCCTCCTCCTCCCAAGTTTCAGCCAGCGAAAGATTGACGAAGGACTGCAGATCACCTGCGCGCTTCTTTTCAAGAAAAGACTGCACCACATCCGACAAGCGACGAAAGCAAGAATACAGCTCGTTGAGGTGGTAGGAGGCGTGCCCGCGAAACTTTCCCTCCGCGCGCCACCCGCCTCCCTGCGTTTCGGCCCCGCGAATGGCCGCGATGCGCTCGGCGTCCGTCCAAACCACACCACACGCCTCGCAGGCATAGCCCGCCGTTTCAGGCAGATGGCCATCCTCTTCGTTCCGGCTCCACGTTACCCCCGACCATTTCAAGTGCTGCGCTTCGCCGCAATGTGGGCAGAGAACAAAAAACCGGCGCCTGTCGCCCTGTTCAAAGACGCCCTCAATCCAGCTCACGCCCTTGATCCCCGGCGTCGAGATTTCCAACAGCTTGCGTTGATCGCCAAAGGTGGCCGCACGCTGCCACAGCAAGTTGACCGGATGGCCCTCCTGCGTCCGATCGTAGCCGTCAGTTTCATCGCAGACGATGAACGGAGCCGAGCGCTGGCGCATGGTTTTTGGCGAGCCCGACCACGCGAAAAACATGAACCCACCAGGGTAAGATTTCATGCGCTGATTGTTGACCCCATCCCGGCCGCGCGGTTTTGCGATCAAGCCGGTCAAGCTTTTATTGGCCTCGACCAGAGGATTAAACTTGGTTTCAAGCCAAGTCTGCAAATCGCCTTGGCTGGGCTGCATCATGATCTGGGAAACAGGATCCTGCTCGATTTTATACGCCTGTGCGCAGAGCGCGAGCAGGGTCTTGCCCACCTGTGCTGACCATTGCAGTGAAATCCGGTGGCAATCAGGATTTGCCGTCATATCGAGGGGTTCGCGCTGATAAGGCGCATTGTCGAACCGGATCAGACCCGGAATGGCGTTACCCACAGGGATGTAGACAGACCGCTCCGCCCATTCCGAAGGCCGCAGGTCAGGCGGAGGCGCGAAAGCCGCAAGAACGGAGGCCGCAACCTCAATCGTCTGTGGGCTGAACGGAACTGCCATCAAATAGCGCTCCCACATCGGTCTCGCTCGCCGCCCGCATGGCGAGGCGAATCTCGTCCGAAATGACCCGCCGCAGGTCTGCGTCGTTTTTCATCCCCACGATTCGCGCTGCGATCCGCGCCGGTGTGTTGCCCAGCAGGTTTGC